AGGTTTTGTTGCAGGTGAAGTATCTTCAATCAATATGAATGCCTGTCCATTGAAATCAGTCAAAGCAGATTTACCAGCATTGATATCATTCAATCCTGTGACACTACCTAATTGTAATGTTGTCTGTGGTGTTGTTGTTCCTGAAAAAGGAATCACTAAATTTGTTTCAAATATTGTGTTGTTGACCACTGTCTGTTCGTGTGCATTGTATTGGTTTGAACCAGTGAAGCCATTTTCAATCAAAACTCTATAACCTTTGCTACCATTGATTTCAATAGCACCATCTATCGTGGCAGTTGTGCTTGATATACTTAGAATCCTACCTGAGTGTTTTTTACCATTGTCTTCTGTTGAATCAGCATATATCAAATCGCCTGGTTTCATATAAATGTGATCCGCACCTGCTGTATATGATACGAATTCATTTTTGATTCTTGCATTTTCAAGTAGATATCTTGAATGTCTCAATGCTTGGTGTTTGTTTGTTATACCTTCTGTGATAACTTCTTTAGATACCACAGGCATACCAGTATTCAACTGATCTCTCAATTCATCAAATGCGATATCTTGTCTAAACATTTTTCTTTCATTGTTATATTTGACATACATTGTGTTCACTTCTGGTAAATGATTTCTACCTGTGAATTTTATGTTTTGTGCATTTGATTGATTTACAATTTTTACAGGATCAGTTGGTTTGTCTTGATATATGTTTAAGAAACCATTATGGAAATAGAAATCGCTGTGCATATTGTTCAATATCTTAGATAGTGTTTCAAACTTGTCTGAATCACTGTCAATCACACTATTGAAAGCATATCTGTTCTGTGTGGATGTTGTTCCATCTGTTGCTGTTATTGTCAAAGCATCTTCACATCTTATCTTGGCTTCATACAATTGGTTGTTTATCTTTGCCGCTTGTTCATTGCCATTTGCTTGACCTGTTGTGTTGACATCAAGTATCATTTCACCCATACCATATCTCTTGTTGGTTATGTAATCGTGTGCCACCAATGCAGTTGTTGAACTATGTGCATCAGAACCTATTGTAGGATCTTCACCTGGATTGCTTGGGCCAGCTGTGAAGTTAGTGACCTTCTTTCCTTCATATATGAATGAAAATGTTGTTGTGTCTTCTTCATCTGTAAATGTAGAAGGTCTTGGATAACTCAATTGGATCAATGAAGTGTGTGGATATACCACATTGTCTAAAAGACCAGTTGTGCTGTCTTTGTGTGTTGCTGTGAATGTGTCATTTTCTTCACCTTTGTCAAATATAAATGAAGCACCTGATTCTCCAGGTATAGTGACACCCAATGATGCATAAGATCCTGTCGCTTCTCTCAATCTTGCCACAGGAGAAAATGCTGTGTCAGTTGTCTCTGTTCTCACACAGGCCATCAACACATATTCAGTTGAAGTATTTGATGTTGGTCTTATTTTAATTCTTTTGGCCGCTTCTTTAACATATCTTCCAGGTCCCCAAAAACCCAAGAACAATATATTAGTATCATCATTACTAAATCTGTGTCCACCTGTGCCCATTGGTGAATTTGCAAAATCAAGTGTAAAACCACTGTGACCATAACTTGAATAGGCATCATCTGATGTGTCATTTCTAAGTTTACCACCTGTCCATATTTCTTTGAATGCTTCTGAATATGTTGATGCAGTTGCATTTGAAAAAGTAGCATAATCACTTTCCACAATAGGAAAAACTCTGTCAAGCATATCTGGGGCCTGTGTATCACTTGGAGCACTTTTAGAAATTGTTAAATCAAAATCACATCCAGTAGAACTGTCAAATGCTTTGGTCATATTTGAATTATCGATATCTACATCAAAAGTTGTAGAAGTGATGTCTGATGTATTACCACCAATTGCTAGACCAAACCAAGTGAGTTCATAGTCTTCCATTCCTGAAATTGTTAGAGAACTTAATTCAGCTTGGGTTGAACTTCCTGCTGTATGGACAAAAACATCTTCATTAAATTTTACATCTAATGATTGTGATGATCCTGCTGTTGATCCACTTGCTGGTGCTCTTACATAAGTTGTCATATTAATCTACCGCCCTTACCAATATCCTACCACCTGTGTTTATTGCCGCTTGTGTTCTGTAATAAAGTATTCTTGGTGTTGATGCTGATGGTGTTATTGTGAATGTTCCATTTTCTGTTTTTGTAGTCCCGTGGGCAACAGCTGAGCTTTCAACTCCTGTTGTGTATTCATCTGTGCCATTTAAACTAACATAGAAACCGTTTCCTGATCCTAAACTACTACAAGTGAATGTGTATGTAGAATTTTCATACATCAATAAATCTGGTCTTGCCAATCCATCCATATGTAAAACAGATGATTGATAAGCTGTATCATTTATTGAGTGTCCAGCCCCACCTGCATTGGATCCAGCTTTCCACCATCTAAATGGTGTTTGACTTGCTCTGTTGTCTGTTGCCAGTGTGACTGTGAATTGTCCTGCTGTTGGTAATACCCAGGTTGATGGATTTGATACAACACCATATGGTTGTGTTGATGATGTGATATAAAGTCCTACATCATTAATGGCATCATTGAAATGAGAAGATACGAACTTGTCTGAAGCTGTATCAAATTTTAAGATATGATTGTTTGTCAATGACACAGATACATCTGCCAGTCCTTGCAAGAAACCACCTTTGTTTATAATAGAAGTTTCAAGATTAGTTGTTCCTGTTTTAAAAGGACTGATATCAACATCTTTGCTTCTACTACTGAATTGATTTGATGAAGCACCCCAACTTGAACTTGTTGTGGTTTTTTGTTCTTTGACTTCTACACCTGCAAGTTCTACGATGCTTGAATCATCTGGATCTTGTAAAGGAACACCATTAATGATTGTGTGATTTAAGATGTTTGATTTGATGCCATTACAATCACCTTCACTGATTAATATCTTGTAATTTTTATAATTGATTATATCTTTTTCAACAGCACCAGTAAATCCTCCAATGTCACTAACAGTCTTTTCATCTATAACAACACCTTTGGTTAGGACCGTTCCATAAACGATTGGTATTTTTACAGATGTGGTATCTGTTGCTTCACCTGTGTAGAATTGTTTGTCAACAAGATCTCCTGCTACAACATCTCTGTCTTTTGATTTGATTGCACCAGCTGAACTACTAGCAGTTGTCTTTACTGAATTGAAAGGATCATTTGTTGATTTTATGTTAGCCATTATTTGTCATCCTTTCTTTTTGCTCCAGGTGAACCTGCTTTGAACTGTCCCATAAATGGTATAGGTGATCCATTGTTTGAAGGATCCCATCTCAGCTTACAAGCTCTGGCTGTTTTGTTGCAGTAGTCTTGTGATGCATCACTGGTTGTTTGGTTTGCTCTATTGAAATAGTTTGTGAATGTTGCTTGATCGCCTTGGTTGTTTGTTTGTCCATATGGACAACCACCATCATCAATTGATGTATAAACGAAAGCACCACCTACATAACTTCTATATCTCAAACTACATAGACCAGTTGGCATTTTTCTATTTGATTGTGTTCTTTGTTCTAATCCTATTGCTGGTGTTAATTCTAATTCTAGTAAGTGTCCTGTGGTATCTAAAATACCATTTACGAAATATCTTTGCAACACTCCACTCTGTAAAACCGCAGTATGTCTTGCGGCTTTCTGTGCCGCTGTGCCTGAACTTTGATCACTGGTCATTGTCCAATCGCTGTCTGCATTGTAATCGTGTAAAGTCAAAAATCTTTCTACCTTGACACCTCTCATTGGAAAGGGTGGTAAGTTTCCTAACCCTGTCCAACTTGTCTCAATGGCCGCAACAGGAGTCAATGCTTCAAACACTTTCCTGTTAATTTTTAAAGTTGGCCTTGAAGGTCTGGCACCAAGTTCACTTGATATGCCTTCTATGTTCATCGCACAATGAGTGAATGTTTGACCATTCATTACAATGTTTGATCCATTTGATTGCCTGTGTGGTGTTAAAAAAGCTGTTGTGGAAACAGCTGAAAAGAATCTAGGAGTGATTGTAGAAAAATCAAATTTGTATAACTCTATAGGAGTGTATTCATTTATGTTTTTACAATCATTTAAAAAGTTTGGCATTATTGATCCTCTACTAACACCGCCGTGAATGTGTGTAGCAAAGGACCTGATCGTTGTTCATTGAATTCTCTAATGTAATAGTTTCTTGTTGTCCCATCAGTAGGAGTTGTGGGTGCAGTTATTGTCTGACCTTTGCTGTAAAATTCATACCATTCTCTTAACAGGTTGGCATCTGTTGTGTTCAAGTTCTCGTGAACTATTGTGTAAATTCTTCTCAAGTTATCTGGACCATCTGGTATCCTTTGTGCGAAGCCATCACCAAATTCTAATATGTCCATTCTTATTTCTGTTTCAACCGTTGAATTCACACTTGGTCCAACAGATATAGCATTTGAATTTGTATCTGTGGGTGATGGATGTGCAGTTGATGTTGTGTTAGCAGACATTAAGCAAATCTCCCTTGTGTTGACATTATTCTAATACTTTCTTCTAATACCTTGCCAGCCATTCTATTTAAATCAGTTTGTGTGACTGTGCCTGATGTTTGTGTTCCTAAGTTTCCTGTGATGTTAAAATTAAACACAGGAGAAACACCTGATCTATCTTTTGATAAAGGTGTTATGGTTGCAGGTCCAGTCACTAGCTCTGGTCCTTTTTCTCCAACTATACCAAATTTGTTTTTGGCTAATTTTCCACCATCTGCAAATAAGCCTCCAAAGAAACTGCCAGCAACAGAACTTATTATTCCACCAAGTCCTCCGCCACCGCCACCAAATCCTCCACCTGAGATAATGTTGCCAAGACCTCCTGTGATGGCTTGTGAACCTAAATCAATCAAAGCATCTTTGAAACTCTTTGTGCCTTTTAACACTCCTGAAATATTACTTGCTATAGAATTTTCCATTCTGTTAAATGATCCTGATACTGATGTTGTTGCTCTATCAACTGGATCTACCAATATGTGTTGTAAATTGCTGTCACTGAATTCTGTTCTCATTATATGAGTTGTGCCTTCACTCATTGATCTTGTTGATGATATAGTTTCTCTCTCCATTCTATGGAATTGGACAATAACACCATCAACCATATCGGGGACGATACTTTGCCCCACTACATCTTTTTCTGTTTCAGTAAACCAACCTGTGACACCTTCCCATAGTCCTTTAGCAGATTCAACAGCTTCATTTTTCATTTCATCAAACTTGCCTGTGACTTTGTTTTTGAATTCTACTACACCGTCAGCTACTTCTACCAAAGTGTTCTTCATTGATACAAAAGCATCTATCGTTCCTTTGACTATGTCTACCACTACTCTGATAGCATCAAATAACAGACCAAATGCATCTATGACAAGGTTCAAACCTTGTCCTAACAATCTACCCATTGCCGCAAGTAGGTCTTCATTCTCACCTATGAATTCTGTTAATCCACCTGTGGCATCTGCAAGTCCATCTAGGAATCCGCCTTTTCCTTTTCCACCAAAGGCCACAGCCGCTTTCTTCATAGCATCTCCAAAGTTGGAGAATCTTGTTGATAATGATTGTAGGGCTATCTCTGTGGCACCACCAAATCTCTCATCAAATCCTTCAAACAAAGCATCCCTGATCTGTTTGGCACCTTCTGCCGTCTTACCCAAGTTGGAAACTTCTAATCTGGTAATACCTAGTTTTTCATTCAATACATCAAATACAGGTAGACCTCTGTCTTGTAATCTTTGTAGTTCTTCAAGACCCAAACCACCCTGCATCGTTCTGGTAAACAAATCAATTGATGATTGGAAAGCACCAACCTTGTCAGTTGATACGGAAGCCGCATCTGAGAAACTTAATAATAGTTCTTCAGTTGGTTCAATACCTGCACCTTTTAATTGTGTGAATGCTGATGTGATTAGATCAATGTCTAAGGGTAGTTTACCTGCAACATCTTTCACTCTCTCAAAGGCCGCTGTGCCTTCTTCCACAGAACCAAAAACCGCGTTCAAGGCCAATTGTAGATCTTCAAACTCTGCTGATGTCTGTGCTACTTCTTTAACTAATAAACCTATACCAAGTCCAGCAATAGCACCTTTGACTCTTGAAAAGGCCAATGCACCTGCTGTTCCTGTGTTGGTGAAACCTTTGTTGACTCCACTTAAATTTGTTTTGAGTTTATTAACTGAATTTACGGCACCTGAACTATCAACCGTTATCTTAAGATTTACTACTTCTGTCGCCATTTTTTACTATCCTTCTTCATTTGTTTCTCCTGCTGTTTGTGTGCAGTAGAAACGTACTCTCTATCCATTTCTTGGATAATAGCAATGAATTCTTCTTGATCCTTTATGCCAACCCATTTGCAATAATGCAAAATTGAGGGAAATGGAATAAATCCAACTACTCCGCTTGTATTTAACCTGTCATTGGACAAAGAGTTATAAGCATTGACATATATGTCCAAATGTTTTGGATATGTAGGTGCCTTGTTGTGGACGGCTGGTATATTAGAATAAGGCCCCCACTCTGCCATCCATTTAGTGAGTGAGGTTAAGACTTTTTTTTGTTGTCTACTACTTTTTTATTTTCAGTTGCTATCTTTAAAGATTCAGCATCTATGAAGTTTCTGAATTGTTCATAGTTGGTCAACATCTCTTTGGCTTTGTCTTGATTATAACCACAGGTCTGTCCTCTGTCTTCAACATTTTCCCAATCTAATAAGATAGTGTGGGCTTTGATTTCAGATTCAATTTCTACCACTTGTTTTGCTGTAAGTTTATCCAAACCTCCACCTTGTAGTTCATTCATTTTGAACATTTCAAGAGTTTTGTTTTTGAAGGCTATGTTGTTTGCTGGAGCAATGAAGAATCTCGCACCTTCGTGCTCAATCCATTGTGCATTTGTTTTTGGATCTGTATCT